TCTCAGCGTCAACGTTCTTATCAATGCCGCCTCTTATCTTATGTATATCTAATGGATTACCGTTATTGTATTCAATAAAATCAGACGCCATTTGCTCTACGAGTGATGTCGTAGGCACAACAATGAGCGTCTTTCTGCCTTGTGCCATATGAAAACGTGTTAGCATGTAAATGATGAACGACTTACCAGATGCTGTTGGTGATAGCATCAAAGCCCTATCTCGTTTAAGTGCATGTACAACAGCTTCGTTCTGATACTCTCTAGGCACGAAAGTCGATCCGAACTCTTTAGCTAGTTGCATTCCTGAATCATCGGGCACATCATTTATCTCGTATGTGCCCGCACTGATCTCTACGGGATAATCTCGCATGTTGCAGAACTTTAGAATGCGTGGAACGAGACCAGCATATATCATGCCTGTCATGGCATTAAACAATCTTATCTTGCCATCCCAAACTTTGTTACGCACAGAAGGTATGAACTTAGCACCCGGTACTTCAAACTCAAAGTGTCCTGATAGCTCCATCTTAATGCCTGGTTCACAGCTTACTCTAACGTAAACATCGTTTACTCGTTCTATTAGAACATTATCCATTAGCCACCAACTCTAAATCTCTCCCAGTCTATGATGCTCTTTATTTGGAATCCCCTGTTACCAATCATCTTAATGATGGCTTCTAGGTATTCCACTTTTTGCTCTTGTTCACCAATACGCAACCCAGCTTCGATCAGATCATTGTCCGCTTCGATGTACGTTGGTATGTCTTGTCTCAGAATTTTAAGGGGTTGAGGTTCCCAGCCATACTGCTTTAGCTCGGATACATCTAGGTCGCCCTTGTAGTATTCCATCTTGAGCATCTTTAGCTTTTTGTATTCCGCTTTCATCTTACGTAGGAAATGACCTTCTCCCATGTAAAATTTGAAATACTTATTGTGTAATTTGGGGGTGTTCGAAGCTTCGTTCGATATGTTGATTGCGTCTATTGGTCCGTCTTTGTCCCATTCTGCAATAATATTCTCTAATTTCATTCATCTCTCCATAATTTAAGTATCGTTCTGCGATCATATCACAGGTAGTTCATATTGTCAACTCAGTATAACCACACTAATAGTGCTACTTGTAGCAATACCAGCACTAAGACCAGTGCATGTTGTTTTCCAGTCAGTTCTTTAGGATCAAATTTAGCCATTATAGCACTTTTATGCTGTAGTCACTGTACTTGAACGTGACAGTAAAACTTGGTGGTGTAATATCTGCTTCAGTAGTATTTAGCTCTATGCTACCAACGGCTACTGGAAACATCTCTTTAAACGTTAGCTCTATGTTGGCGTTCTTGTTACTATCTAATATGATTAGAGTTCCATCAGATGTTACGCCTGTTCCTTCAGGATTAAGAGCAACTCCCGAAGATACTTGTGGCGAGTTAAGTGCCGCATATCCTGTAAAGCTCTCTGGTCTAGTAATAGCTTCTAGCCAACTCAGAGATTCTTTAAACCCTAGAAGATTTTCGTCTGCTATGATCTGTAGAGTGAGGTCTTCGTACACTAGTGTGTCACCTGGTGTGTAGATCGACTTAAACGGAGTCATTCTTTCTGCGTATCCAGAGTTAACTCCAGGTATGTTTACCTGTTGTACATAGAATTCGACATTAGGTAATCTGTTGATTACGAATTTGAACTCGACTGATGATAGAAAGTTATTTGTAGCCACGTTTTATTCCCTGTTATATAGTACTATTTATATAGCGCACAGTAGACTGTAACCGACTTTAGTGGGTGGTCTATATTAAGCATCACGCCCCATGATACTCTACTGCACTCTATTATTTATACGCAAAAAAAAGAGGCTCCGAAGAGCCTCTTTAAAGTCAGGTTGGGTTAACCCCAATCTTATTTTTATAGCAAGTTGCTAACAGCAGTACGTCTGTAATAGATGTTTGTGTTAGCAGTAAGTGCGCCGTTACCAGCTGTAGCACCCTGTGCATATGGGTTTGATACCATACCATAGCGAGTCTTAAAGCCAAGCTTAGACTGGAAGCTATTCTCACCAACTGCACGAACCATTTGCAATGGCACGTATGGGCAATAGAAGAGACCAGCATCGAATGTGCTAGAACCCTTATAACCAACTACCATGTAGTTAGCGCCGGCATATGGATCGATATACACTTTGAAGCGACCGTTAAGAACACCAGCAAATGTATTGCCTGTGTCATCTGGGCTCAAGTTGTTGCTGTTCAAAGCAGGAGCATAGTCAAGAACGCCTGCCATTTGAAGTGCAGATGCAACATCAGATGAACATACGATCAAGTTACCTTTGCCTCGACGGGTGTCTTTAGCAATTTGGTTAGCTTCTTTTTCGATTTGGAACATCAAACCTTTAAACTTCTCTACGCTCCAACGACCGTTTGCATCAACGTCTAGGTTGAATGTTCCGGCTGATGCAGTACCAGTTTGTGATCCAGGTTTAGCATTGGTATAAACCGTACGAATTACTTCACGGTTAATTTCAGCAAGCAATTCAGCAGACAACATGTTAGCAAGCTCAGTCTCAGCATCCAAACCATGGATAGCTTTAAGGTCTTGAGCAAGTTCAGTTGTGTACTCTGCTTTCAAAGCACGTGACTTAGCTGTTACAGATACTTTCTCGATAGCGAAAGACATTTGAGCGAACTCATCACCCGCACCATCACCAAGAGCTTCTGCGGCAGCAGTAGTAAGACCAGTACCAGTTGTTTCTGAGCCAGCACCCAATGCGTTAGCATGAGTTCCAGTACCAGAGTAATCAGTATCAGCTTCACCGTAGAATGCTTCTGGCTTACCGCTGGTGTCTTCGTACTTAGTACGCATTGCGAAGATAAGTCCAGTAGGACCAGTCATTGGCTGAACGCCAGCAATGTCATATGCAACCAAATTAGGCATTGCACGGCGTACTAAAGAAATCAGTACGGGATTATAGGATGTCATGTCAGCAGTAGAGTTGGCAGGTGCCGCTTCTAATAGTGAAGATGGTCCACCTTCTTCTGCCATAGACGTTTCTGTGTTCTCTAGTAGAGTTGCTGTAACAGCCGCTCTATGAGAGTCTTGGATACCCGGAAGAGCAGTATGCTCCAGAATGGGCTTCCACTTGTTCATCAGTTCTTCATTTCTCATTTTGTGGTTCTCCTTTTTTGAGATTTACTTAGTAGTATTTATATAAAAATTATTTTGCGGCAGAACGGCTTAAAGAATCAGCATAACCAGCGATACTCGGGTATTGATCCGATTGTACTGTTGGCTTAACATCATCCGCAATCTCTTCATTTAGAAGATCAGTTTCGTCTTCTGATACAACATGTGCAGATTCAGTGAAGTAGTTGTCACGAATAGCAACAAGTTTCTTACTGTAATCTTCTACTGTATCGTAAGACACGCCTTCTGAGAGAACACGCAACTTGTCTGCTTGTGTGTCGGTCAAGTCCTCAGAAATTCCTTTGAATGCGACTTCAAGATCAGCCTGTGTTTTAGCTTCACGGACTTCAATCATTTGCTCAACAATCTCGTTGTATTTAGTAGTAGACTCTTCGAGCTTTCCTTCCAAATCAGCAACGATATCTTTTTGCTCATCATCGATTTCCATGTTGTGTTCAACAACAAGTCCCTTGATTCCAGTCAATAGTGATTCAGCGACTTCAACTTTAATGTTGCTTTCGATTTGAACCTGATTGTCATCCATCCAACCTTCTACAACGTAGTCAAGATAGGCGTCAACTTTTTCTACCAACTCTTCTACAGCAACGTTTACTTGTTCCTGTAGATCGCTTTCAAACTTTTCTTCCAGTGTAGCTGTTTCGGCCAACACCTTTTCGTGTACTGCGGCTTCGAAGATAGCGACTGTTTGCATTTTAAAGTCTTCAGATAAATCTGTTCCTTCAAACATGCGCTCAACTGCTTCTTTTAGTCCTGCGTCATTCTTTCCTTGAGGTGTCTTAACATCATCTTCGATGTCATCAGCTTTTGCGTCAGCGGCTTTCTTTAGATCGCCCTTACGCTTTTTAACTGAACCACCTGCGGGAGTAACAGCATCGGCTGCAACAGAATCTTCACCCGTAGCTTTCGCTTCTTCTAGGTCTAGATTCTTTTCTAGTTCTTCACTCATTTTGATTCTCCTTTTATAAGTAGTGTGTTCATTTAGTATTATTTATAAAAATCATGTGTTACGCTTTTAACGCAAAGACCTTACAAACCTTTCAAATAGAGCGGCAGCTTTCACTTCTAACTCTAGTGTAGAGACTTTAGCAGTCTCCTTGATTTCTTCTTCAATTTGGTCAAAAGCTTGCGCTGAAGTCCATGAAGAAGAAGCAACATCATATATCCATTCTACCCCTTCCATAACACCCTTTACGAATGCGTCAGGAGCAGACGGGTCTGCAACGATGTCTCCGGCAGTTGCAAGCATAAAGTCGCTTTGCACTTCCATGATTCCGTTCTTATTCTGTTTAATTGATCCCATACCACGAGACGAAATACCAACTAGTCCGCCCTCATCGATAATATTCTTAACGATTTTGCCCATGGGGGTTTCCATAATCTTAGCACGGCCAACAATGTTCGAACCGTCTTGCTTTAACTCTGTGAACATGTGAGATACACGATCTAAGTTAATTGTTGGTCCAGCTGGATGTCCTAGTTCGCCATATGCACGATTTTTCTCAACATATGTCTCATTATATCTCTTCATCTCTTTTACGAGAACGCCTGAAGGATACATGCGACCATTTCTATTTTTGATATCACCTTGCATAATGATACCTTCGATGAAGTAATTCTTACCGGTCTTTTCGCCAGCTTCGTTAAGAATATCTTCTGAGATATACTGTACGTCTTCAACGAGTTCTTTAATTAGTAGTGACATTATCCCTCCCTTACCTGTAGACGACTGGTGTATATGAGATGTTGCCAGTAGGTGTAATAGTTTGACCGACTTGCTTCTCAATAGTTACAGTTTCGCCTGGGTGCATTTTGAAGCTGTATGTTAGACCAGCTTCACGATCAACTTCTGTGTTACCGTTCACTGTAACTGTCGTTTGCGCTGTTGCGCCAATCACGACTGTGTTAAGTCCACTAGCAAGTTCGTTACAAATTCTAACTCTACTTGATAAAGTGCCCGTGTGTGCGCCTCCACTTGTGGCGTTAGCTGCCAACGAAACGAGTACGCTTGTTCCTCTTAAGACTCCAGACATATTATTTCCCCGCACTCATGGCAAATTGTACCATCTTCATGAAGTTATTTTTATCATCTAGCATGCCTTCAACTTTCTTTCGGTTTGCACCATTGAGTTGCTTATGCATAGAGATTATCATTGATGCAGTAGTTAGATCAACTTTCTGCTTCTTACCGTCTTTAAATTTAACTGCTTTCATAGATTTTGTTTTTACGATGTCTTGTAGATCAGCTAGAACGCCTTCAGTGATCTCTTCAGTGACCTCTTCTTCTTCTTTCATAGCCATCTTAGTAGCAGTTGCGTACATAACATCTTTAGCTTTGTCGCCATAACGGGATTTGAATTCGCCCATCTTCGCTTTCAAAGATTGTATAATCTCTTCACGCTTCTTTTCCTGCTCAGGTGTCATTTCAGATTCAGAAGATTCATACACTTCCTTGTCTTTTTCCTGATCAGCAATGCGCTTACTCTTCTTCTTAATGGGTGCGCCGTTAAACTGGTCATCTTTTGCGACTGGATGATCTTGCTTACTTACTAGATGTTTGTCTAGAAAGTTTTGTTCATCCGGAGATCGAGGTTTATCCACGGTCTCTGCAAGCATATCCTTAAAGCTTTTCATGTTAGCCCCTTACTCTGCTGTTTCAGCTTCAGCTTCCACAGAAACTTCTTCTGGTGAAAACATTGCTGTGTATTTTGTTTCGATAGCAGCCATCATTTTGTCCGACATAATATCGCTGAAAGCCGACTCAAACCCTGTTGCGTCTTTGTCCGATGCTTTCTGAATCAATTCTTTAACACTCATTTACTATCTCCTTTATTATATAATCTTATTTATATTCTTTTACAACTAGTGTTTTAAATATCTAGATCATCTATATCGCTATCGTTTCCGAGTGCCTTTTCCGCTTCTGCGGCAGCTTTGTCCTCTTCTTCGATATCTTCTTTCATCTTCTCGACTTCATCTTCAGACATTTGTAATACGTTCTTACGTACCCAATCACCAGAGTAGTATTTACCTACATACTCATCAATGTCTCTCAGAACACCTAGACGTTCTCTTAATATCTCACTAGACTTCAATTCTTCGAAGTGATTATCACTCATGAAGTCATAGCGAACCATTGATTGAATAGCCGGCCACTCTTCTGGAGTGATGATTCCTTTTAGAATCAATTGCTTCTCAAGTATCTTATCGAATAACGTTGAGAACCTAGTTCTTAATCTGTTAACAAACTTAGCAAACTTGATCTCATCTCGTGAAATCTCGCTTGCTCTACCTAGAGAGAATCCTGCATCAGACTCCATTCTAGAAATAGGCACGTTCAATGACTTAAACAAACGCTTCTGGAAGTACAATACGTCATCTAGTTCACCTAGATTTTGTCCGCCAGGTAGTGTTGTAATTTCAGTCCCTCTACCACCTTCTCTTCGTGGTAACCAGAAATCGTCCGTCATGGACATATGTCTGCGGTCATCTTTTACATCACCAGTTGCCATGTCGTAAACCATGCGATTCTTATGCTTGGTCATCATATCACGTAGATACTGCTCTGCTTTAAGCTTAGGCAAATTACCCACATCAATATAAAAAATTCTTCTTTCAGGTGCTCTTGAGATCCTATAGATAACAACTGCATCTTCCATCATTCTCAACTGATTCAAAGGCTTATATGCTTTATGCATGTGAGATAGCACTAATGTACTAGTCTCGTTCAATAGCCCAGAATTTGAAGTCACAATTGAATCTTTAGCAATCTTGAGTCCGTTCATGGTGGCGTTGCCTTGGGTTTGCTGTTGCTGTGCCCCTGCTATTCCTGCCATGTTATTAAAGCCC